CACATCGATCTCAGATCATCGATGGATATCTTTATATTCTTCTTTGTTAGACCCTCATGGATATCCTTCAAGATACCCTCCTTTTTATAATCGACGTATGTGGTACTCATATTTTTAGTGATATTATATTATAAAAAGATAAGGTTAATCTATTTGTTAGATGTATAAAAGTTTTGTTTGTATGATTATAATAAAGATGTTATATCTATAACGATATAACGATATGATAAATCATTTTTTTTAGATAGATCTTCCAAACCTTGCAGAATTTTCAAATACGTCTCCATCTATATCTATCTTACAACCAACCTTACATTCTTTAATCTCATATTGTATGATGCCCATCTTTCGTCTATTCTCATAGATAAAGTTATTTGCATCTTGTTTGGTTTCAAATATCTCTGCACTAAAATATGGGTTATCGTCGTCGTCATTATCATCATAATGACTGCTGTATGCCAACATCCACATCTTTAAAATATCGTTGTATGATAATGTTATATCTGGGATATAACGAATGATAAATTTATTTTTTCTATATAGTTTATTCTTCATCTACCTCTACATTGTGATCATTCTTAAAATATTGTTCCTCTCCATCACTATCATCAAATTCCCCAGGGTCTCCATCTATATCTATCTCATCACCAACCTTACATTCTTCTATTCTGTGTTGTATGATGCTCAGCTTTTTTCTATTCAAATAGATAAAATTATCTGCATCTTGTTCAGTCTCCAAAAACTTTACACAAAAACATGGATTGTCATCCGAATATTGGTAACTATATGCCAACGCCCACATCTTTATAAAGATATAATATAATTTGTGTTGATTAATTATTCAAGATAATCTTTTATATTAAAAAGATTGATAGTTTTAAAAATCATTTTTTTTATCGTGTACATTCATTTGTTTTGCGCTTCTCATTCCGCGACGATACGAAAACGAATCTTTTTACCTGTGATCCGTTATAATCTACCATCTCGTTCCATTCTTTTAATGGACGAGACCAATTGAATAACAAGGGACTGTTCTCAAATTTTTTATAACACACATCAATCTCCTCTGTGGATTCTCTCATTACCAATTTTTTGACACTATATAGATCACCCTTGTAATGTCTCCAAATAGATCTTGGTTTTGGGACTTGGTCTGATGGTTGTACTAAAATTTCTTCCTGTCTGTGTAGTATTAAGGGAATATTATGGTTAGACATTATGTTATATTTATTCAGTTGTTTATTAGTAGAGTGATATATATATTAAGATAATATATATAAATATTATTTTTATCACTATAGTTCATAAAGATTGATTGGTTCTATGAGGATTGATGCTAATACTAATAACACCATCATCAATATAATTATAAAGATAGGTCGTACATATTTCATAAATTCATAGTTGCACGATTTAAAGTCGTCACCATTGTGTGTTAATTTGAATCTATCCTCATCTACTAAATTTTTAATGTTGGGTGTTAAAAAGTTGACAATTTTATTTGAATGATACATTGATGAATATTCTCCTAAACGTTTCTCATTAGGTAACGTTGTTTGATCTTCGACAACGTTGTCATCTCTATGCATATAACAATATCTATCATTCGTCACTCTTTTACAAGGAATACCTTGTCTCGTCAAAGCCTCACATGTATTTAATCTACCCATAATTAAAAAGTTTCGGTATTCTTTAAAGATTACAAGTAGTTTTTAAAAGTTTTAATATCTCAATGTATAATGTTTTTAATTTGTATATGATGTATATTTTGTAACGTTATTACAAAATTATTTTTATTGTATGTTATAAATTTAAAAAATCTAAATTCTAATGGTGAAAATGATCATCTTCATTGTAGTGATCCCTACTATTTATAGATACAAGATTATCAGACTCATTATATAGATCTATAGATGTATCAACCTCACATTTTTTTATCTTGTAATCCCCTACTCTCATACTATTTTTATACGTTGCTTTGAAATTAGTTATAAATTTTATGGCGTCGAGTCTGCTAAGAAATACCCTTACGTTAAAATGAGGGTCATAATCATTATGAACATAGTTGTAACTATATGCTAATATCCACATCTTGTTGATAATGGTGGTTATTGTTAAAGATTTATAATATATGATAATATATTTTATTTTTCTCAACCATGTGTTATTTGAATATCGTATATATGATTACCTTCACGTCTGTCCCAACGATATTTATTCTTATATATAGTATGACTCTCATCATCGAACCAAATCTTGTATCTATCATCGTTTGAATAGAATCTTCTAATAAAACTATATATGTTTTTCCCACCCGATTTTACCTTTGTCCAACCAACGATACAATGTTTTCTTGATAAGAAACGTGATGATATTCTTCCTTTTGAAAGAACATGACATGCAGAATCTTTTTTACATCCATAACCTTTTGATCTATCATCACTCTTTTCAAATATACATACACATCTATTTTTACCCGACGTATCAACTACATAATAACCTATATCGATATCACCTCTCCCACTATTTCGCACCTCCGACTCATCAAACTCCCACATCCAACTTACGATGCATTTTTCATCGTTAACGTTATAATATTTCTGTGCATTCAACGCTTTTTTCAAATCTTCTGGTGTAGCATCATATTTTATGTCCCAAACCTCTTCTCTGTCACCCTTACCTTGATGTACCTTTAAAAGTAACCTTCCCATATTTTAAATAATACACAAATCTTTATTATGTTATATATTGATAACATAAATTAATTTTATATCCTCTTTTACGATATTGGATAAAAATAGAATAAGAACATTATTGCAGCAAAGAACATAAAGATTGATGTGACATTATTACTAAATGACTCTGATTCAATATAATGATCAGAAATATTAGTATCGATAGTCGTCATCATATTTGGATCTAGATTTGATAAAAATTTTATAGACGTTCCTGGTAAACATATCTTTATTTGATAGTCAACGATATTTTTTACAACTTTATTTCTTTTAACATAATCCTGCGCCTCATTCTCTGAATTAAATATCTCGAACGTAAAGCATACGTCGTCCTTTTTGTTGAGATATTTGTAATATAAGATCCACATTGAGTAATATAAAGATATTTTTTGTAAATGTGTTACAAAATTATTTTTGTATACTTATATATCTATAGACTAAAATTTCTAATCAAATCCCAAATTGAGAGATCATTCTCACGTGTATGTTGAACGTATGTTGATGATTCGATTGTACCATCATCAGTAACTCTAACGTTGGTATTATTTTCATTTAATTCATTTGAATGAGAGGTGGGCGTCGAATAATATTGTAATAGTCTATCAAAATTTTCTCTATATTTTTTAGGAACGACGTAGATTGGATCACGTAGATAGTTCAACACGTGACTAAATATCTTTGGATCTTGATCTATAAATATCTCGTCAACGTTATTCCATTCATCCAACTTTCCTCTAAAAAATGGAGATCTTAATAGGACACTCTTTGTAGTTGTCATCCTTACACCACCCACATCGAGAACAATTTTTTCAATCATCCTTATAATATATAACGTTATGTTATATATGTATAAAATTATCATTTTTTTCCTACCCTGTAGTTTTTTACAAATTTTTAAGATGTAATCTTTACAACATTGCAAACATCGATAGTGCCATAATCAGATTCATATCTATTTGGATATTTTTTGTTGTACACAAAAGAGTAATAATTATCTATGAGTTTATTCACATCGTATCTAACATCACTCTCTTGTTTTATCATCTCATACAACATCTCTATGGTCTTTATGTCACAGAAAGGTATGGGGTAGATACCCATATAAGAGTATGGTAGTCCCTCACAATCTACACTTATATTCTCCATACCTTTAAACGTTCCATTAACCTCTAATATCTCAAACACCCTTCTAAATTTTTCTGGCAATAATCTTCGTTTGTTTGGTGGAAGGACGCATAATAGTTGCAAAAAGGGTTCTGATGGTCTATCTACTTCGAACGTTGTTAGAGCATCATAATCTATAACCTTGACGGTACCACTCATATACCTAAAAAAATCGCAAAGATCATGCATAAATGGAGGGTAATGGTATGGATAAAAATATCTCCAATCACTCTTTGCCGAGTTTTTCCATCTCTCATCCTCCTCGTCCTCTTTGTTATTAAATATAGGGGTAAAGGTAGGTATCGTACCATTACAATAATACCTAAATACCCAAACGAATGTCTTGATATACTCTAAACATACACTATCACAAAATTTCATATAAGGTTCGTAATCTGTCACATTCATATGAAATTTTTTCTTGTAATATTCAAATCTATATGTCTCGGAATTTAATATATATTCCATCTCTCCGTTATTGTTAAAGATTTGACTACACCCCTCCATAGTATAATTTTTTAATATAGGGTTAGATTGTACATTGGTGTTATAGAGTTGACCCTCCAAACAATCATCCTCATGATTATTCATCTCTTTTAGGAAAACATATAGATTATCCAGATCTACATCGTACCCTCTACCCTCAACGTATCTACAAAGAAATTCTCCCTTGTCGACGATACATTTTTTATAGATCTTCATCATCAACTCTACTCCGTCATCCAACATGAGGAACATCCTTATTCTGGGCAGGAAATCATTGCCTATAAAAAGACCCATCAATACAAAGTCTCTCTTGTACATCTCTGCATCTTCATGACCGCACGTGTCAACGTCGATCCCTATATCATCAAAGAGACTCTTTACTATATTTTTTATATCGAGACAATTAAAATCTAATGGGTTCTTCATGTCCTCTCTAACAAGGTAAATGTCGTCGATGTCTGTGCACATAGCCAACATGATAAGGTCGCCATCTGGACCGTATATTATTACCCTATCATCCTTAATAAGTTCATGACGTTCTCTTATAAAATTTAAGAGTTTGTGCTCACCCTCACCAGGATGTGTCGGTGGAGAGAATATAAACTCTAAATTTGCCAAATAATCACCCTTATCTCCCATCATATTGACGTACTCTCTAAATCTATAATTTAGATATTTTGTTATCTCAAACATGAATTTTGTACCGGGTGTTATACATGTGGAATCAAAACTCTCATCATCCTCTCTCTTTCCCTTAGAACTAAGATGACGTCGTTGACGTTGTTGTGCCTGTTTTGCCAAGGGTGCTGGACCATCCAGAGCAAAGTATACAGTCTTCTTTGGTTTGAACAGATCCATGATGTACAATATTCTATCAAATACCATGTCAAAGACCCTTCTTCTTTTTTCGTCTTCTGTTAATGATTTATTGGTAACGTTATTATTTTTTGATGTAACGTGTTTGCTTTTGGGAACGTTTATATTTTTAGACTTTCCAAATAGATAATTGGTCTTGGGTTCAAACTTTCCATATTGATAGATTTGTTGGGTATAAGAGTGGATTAAAGGGTTACCGTCGATAAGGATATGATCACATACCATAAAGGTACCTAACGCTTTATTGATACGAGTGATATGATCGGGATAATTTTTATAGAGATACGCTGCTAGTTGTGGGACACCCATGATCTACTTTATTTTTTATACTCTATACCTAATCTATTGATCAAGGTTTAATAATTATTTTTATAACTTATAAAAATATACAGGTCTAATATTTATGATAATCAAAACTTTATTAATCTCTTTAAATATACCTATACACCTTGATGAGGCTATACCAAAGATATTCTCTTCTTTTCACGTCTCTTGCAAATCTCAATGTTGGTTGTTTCGTACTCGCTAAAGATATTTGATAATTGATCTCTATCATCACCGAGTCTTTTCATGGTTGCAAAATCTATAAGGAATGGTCTTCCGTCATCCCTTATAATTATCTCACTAGCCTGCATACAACCATGTATATAACCATTTTTATGGAGTTTGTCAACGAGGTTTTTAACCTTTTCTGTAAGCTTCTCATCATCCAAACAAAATTCGTATGTTTTACTACCAAATTCCATCACGCAAAATCTATCCGAATCTATAAATTTAAAGATCTTTGGACCAATTCCCAACATGTCCATCTCCTTGTATATCGTTTTTATCATCTTCCATCTGTTGTCGCCAACTCTCAATTCGTTATCGGGTTCATGCTCTCTTGCAACATATTTAATATTGTTGTCATCTACTACTATATATATGTGATAATTTATCTCACTCTCTGTAATATCAGAATCTATACCATCACCACAAAGACCGACGATCTTATATCCGTTCTTTGAAAGAAGGTCGTAATGAGGAAATTGTTTGCAACGTTCATCAGAAAATACTTGCATGTTTGTTGAATAAAAATGTAATGTTATAAAAAAATTATCGACTTTCCGTACATTTTATATTTTTAATAATAAAAATCAATTTTACAATGAATGGTTAAAAATGATTATATGTTAAGAATATATTTATTTTACATAAAGTTTAAATTAACACATCATTAAATAATAAAGTGAACGTTAATCAATTATGAATACATCACTTTGCGCTTCATTAATGAAATATGTCTGTAAAAAAGGTAATGTATCAACTATCTACATATCTTTATTAAACAACAAACATAATACTTTAAACAAACAAAATACCTTATCGAATAAAAAAGTCTCTTTTATCTTATCTACCAATCATACAAGATCTCTATCATTTGTCGCTAGAAAAGATCTATCACCCAACGTCAAATCAGAAGATGTAGATATGGATCAAAAGATCAATGATGAACTTCGTGAAAAATACGGATATTTATATTTCACTGATGTAGAACAACAAGATGTTAAGGACAATGATGTTATGGAGAACGAAGTACCTACATCACTAAATAATAATTTACTAAATAACGATATACCATCGCCACATGCACCATCTTCAGATATTTTTACTCCACCAACAGTATAGATTTTTCACTTACAAATTACCAACATTATAAATTTTTAATTTATAAGATTATCAATATTTACTAATATACAAAAGTATAATCCAAGAGCAAAATTATATCTATAATAATATATTTATAAGACTATATATTTATAAATAAGAGTTATAATCTGTATAGAGTAAACGATGAAAAACTTTAGAAAATTATATCTTAAATTTCAAAGCTCCAACGATACAAAGGTTGTGAGGTTGGTAGACAAAGTTTTTATAGATGTTAAAGCAAAACCATCGTGTCCATCCGATGAGAACGTCATAATAAAACAATGGGGAGGTCAGGTCGTCGATATATTGGACAAGAACAATCTTAAAGATTCTTCCGCTATACCTAACGAGTTGATAGAGTTGTTAAGATATGTGGAATCTTTGGACGTTGACGATTTCAAATGTTCCCCTCCATTACAACCCGGTGATATAACCTTTAACAAGATCGCCGGTCTATACGGTCTAAAGGAAAGTTTGGAGAAGACCTATATTAATCCTTTCAAATACCCCCGATTATTTAAAAATAAACCAAAGGGTATTCTATTATACGGTATTCCTGGAGGAGGAAAGACGTTGATAGCAAAGGCCGCAACAAACCAACTACCCAACGTCGCATTCTTTGCTCCGACGTCCGGTGAGATTAGAGGAAAATATGAGGGTGAGACTGAGAAGAACATCACCTCCATATTTAAATGCGCCGAGAGAGCTACGTGCAACAAAGAGTACAAAAATTCCATAATATTCTTTGATGAATTTGATTCTATAGCAGGAAGAAGAGGGGAGGATGCTAGCATGACCAGATCGGTAAACACGTTGTTACAATCTATGGATGGTATAACGAGCAGTGAGAATGTAAGTGTGTTGGCGGCCACAAATTTTCCAGATAGCATCGACGAGGCAATACTTAGAAGATTCACCAGCAGGGTATTTGTCGACGTACCCGATCTTGAATCTATAGAGTATATCATAAGATATGAGTTGGCAAAACAATACTCTAATCCCGATCTAGAGAATGTATTGGACGATATATATATAAGAAAGGGTAACTCTGTAATATTTAATGATGGTGCTCAATTTATACTAAATATCACTAGGCTTGGAAATTGGCCACATAGTATAAATCTGCCTCAATTTATCAGAAATTTGGCAAAAAGATTGACGGTTAATGATGTTGGAAGAGCCGTTATAGAGGATGTAAAAACAAAACCTGGTTACAATATAGATACAGACGAAAGATTGTATCAATCTGTAAAGTTGTTTGGTTACTCTCCCAGTGACGTCACTAAATTAGTAAATCATGCTATCGATAATGCGTCAAAGGTCGTTGTGACAGAACCATTGATAAATTTCCAAATAAATAATGAGGGTGGAAATTCATATTATGTCGCTACGAGAAATAATACAAATATCAAACTTGCCAATATACCTCCATCCAACAGAGACTCTATAATCTCATTTATGATCACTCCCAAAGATTTTGATGATGCATTCTCAACATTTAGGTCGACGATCAACAATAGAGATTATGTTAGGTTATTGTTGTACTCGTTATCCAATTAAAATTACACATTATTTTATTTTATATATTCATATAAAATTTTTATTCATCCTATATACAAGGGATATTCATTGAACATGTCTTTGGTGCACTATTTGATCTCTGTACCAATCTATATGGATCGACGTTAGAACTAGTATCAGAGAACACAATGTTTTGTTGATCAACATTTAAAAGTATAGACAACTCTTTTATGGTTATATCCTGACATCCATATTTTTTAATAGTATAAAAATAAGAGAGATCAAATCTTTCATTATAAAACAATAATTTTGATTTTAAAATATGTTCAACGTTATCGGGTATCTTAAAATTTGTGAATAGACGTATGT